TTGAGTTGTATACGGCAATATGGATTCGTATCTAAGCTTCTGGTTAGCTTTCTTTTCCTTCTTGATGCCGTAGGACTCAATAGCCCCACCAATCTGCTCACCAAGGTTAGCTAGTGCCTGCGCTCGTATGTTAGCGGCATTAGTAAAGCCGCTGTAGTCCGCCTGCATTAGACGGGGGTCGATTTGTGATCCTGTTTGAAATGCCATAACTATTTAATTTTTGTATCCATCCATTTACGAATGACTGATTTAATACGAGGCTTATTAGAAATAAACTTAGCAAAGCGTTCGCCGTGCTTAATGTAAAGCTTACGGAACCAACTAGGAGCATCGTTAAGCATCCACTCACGGAACTGCATCCACTCGTCGGTTTCAGTTCCGTAAACTTCACGAGCTACCCAGCAAAACATTGAAAGGGCAGTTAAACCAACCTTACCGAGTGTTGCTCCGATTCCTGCTTTAGCGGCCCCTCCCGCTGCGGTAGCGGCTGCGCTAGCAGCAAGTTTACCTGTTGCATACTTGCTAGCACTCCCTAGTACTGCGGGTGCAATCTGTCCAATCATACCAGAAATACCAGCGGATCGAGATGCAGCAGCCTGAGCTTGAGCACCCTGTAGTCCCATCATATTTGCTTGGTTCTGCATACCGTAATTAATACCAGCATTAGGATCAAACAGTGCAGGTCCAGTACGCAGACCTTGAGTAGATCCCATTAATGCAGACCCTCCTACAGCAGACTGAGTTGGTCGGCCAAGTATAGCCATACCTGAGTCACCAGCCATTAATTTGTTCATACCAAAAGCCTGTTGTCCCATACCTGCTGCTTCTCCACGAAGGCCAGATAGGTACTGCTCACGTCCAAGAATCTGACTAGCTACAGAGCTTTCATCCCCGATACGACCTACACGCTGGGACATCTGCAAGGCTTGCTGATCAGCTAGACGCTGCTGCTCTGGGTTTAAACCTTGAGCACGTTGGTAAAGATCCTGAGCCATAGCAGTCTGGGACTCTGCAAGTCCAGTGCTATAAGGATCAGCTTCACGGTACGCTTCAACAACCTGAGGAGCGTACTGCTCAAGTGCTCCTACGTCCGCTGCACGTTGTAGATCCTCTTCACTCCGTTGTGTTATGCCTGCTTCCTCTGCCGCTGCTCGGCTGAGTTCAAACATACCTGGAGTTGCGGTGTCTATTGTCTGTGGAAGGCTTGCGAGTTTTTTTTCGGCCTCTCTTAATTTTGCTAAAGCCTGTTGTTCGTCATTAAAGTGTTTTCGCTTAACCTTTCTTTTGGTCTGGCCCATTTTGGCCCTGGACTCTGCAGCTAACTCCCTGTACTTAGCTATCTCTGCCTTGACCATTTCAATTTCAGGATTAACTCTACCAGCTTCTAATCCGTATAGTTGAGTTGCCAAATTGGAAAGTTCTAGTCCAGTGTACTGCGGGCGGTACAGACCTTCGGCCCCAAGGATGCGTCCCTGTAAGGTGGGATCTGTAACACCCATTGTTCTGGGGCCAGTCGCCCCTTGACCAAACATATACTGGCTTATGAAGTCGCCTGGTCCTGTTTCTCTTGTGTAAGGTGTTTGTACTTTTCCTTTGCCGAATAATGAGCCTATCATATGTTTTTAATAATTTAAATTTAAAATGTACGTAGCGTTTTGCAACGCTAGTTATACTGATTAAAGAAGGGGGTTCATTAAGATAATTGTTGATACCCTTGAACGGTATATGAAAAATTATTAGCCACACTACAACTAACTTGAATAACTCCAGATGCATCAGTAGTTAAAATAACAGTTCCACCTTTATTAATATCGGTAGTTAAACCTGACGCACCCCATCCAGCTTCAAGAACTGATCCAGAAAATGGAACAACTGACGAGCCTTTTGTCCTGAAAAATGTATAGCTTGCCGCACCACTAGTACCAATAACTTCAAGTAGTACCATTGCTCTGCTTGGGCCAACTATAGAGGAAAGATCTATGTCCGTAAATGTTAAACCACCAGGATGACTTACTGTAGCACTGGAACCACTATAATTTAAACCAGCCTTTGCATCTACATAAGCCTTAATACTTTCAGAGGTGGCCAAGGTCGTAGCACTAGCACCAGTCATTGTGTCGCTATCAATGACATCTGCAAGTTTTGCAAAGGTCACGTTAGAATCCAAAATTGTCCGAGTAATAACAGAATCGGTTGCTATCTTAGCGGTACTAATGCCGCCATCCCTAACTGTGATAGCCCCGTTAGCGTTTACGATTGTACTAGCGTTATCAACGGAGTCAGTCCCAAAGGTAGCTCCGCCTACTAAATCATTAAGCTTGCTTGCTGAAAGTTGTTCCCCGTTAGAGAACGCTGTTCCTTTATTTATAACGGCCATAATTTAAATTGTTAATCTAATTGAGTGAAGTTTGTTTTATTTAATTAAGCAAATACAGAGAATGAAACAATTTCTTGATTGGCTAATTGAGATCCGTTTAAAGGATTGAAAAAAGCTAAAGAAAATCCATTGGCAGTTGGGGATCCTGCTATAGTTCCAATGGTGTGCGCAACACCTGGAATTACAGAACCAGTGTCGCCGATTGATATTGCATAATAAGCAGTTGGCATAGGTTCTGTAAACACTACGGTGCATCTTCCAGTTGAATTTCTTGTGATAGAGGCAATGTTGCCACTTGCACGTATATTCTGGGTGACCATATCATAGTGAGCCCAAGCTCTGCAGCCATAGTAAGGGGCATCACCAGTACTCTGTGTAATTGCAGTTGAATCTATATAAGTTTTAAGGCTCCCTGATGTAGCCAACTTATTACTAGCAGCCGTAACCATAGTGTCATCGTCGATGACATCTGTAAGCTTCGCAAAGGTTACATTGGCATCAGCAATGTCAGCAGTACCAATAGAAAGTGGAGTCAAGGCCGCCGTAGGCGAGCCAAGATCATTGAGCTTAGTAGATGTTACCGCTTCAGTAGGAGTAAATGAGTTGCCAGGAGTAATTGTAATTGTAGCCATAATTATTGTACGCTAGTTGTTGATCTTGATGCAGGTGCTCCTGAGACTTTTATTCCTCGGACTTTCGGGCGACCCTGTGTATTATTAATTGTAAATTGAATGCCGTATCCTCGGCGGTTACCTATTCTACCACGTATGGAAACATCCTCGTCAATGTCTAGGCTTCCGTCAATGTATGAACTCAGTGTATTAAGATCTACCTCTGCGTCAATGTTTTCTACTTCGGCTGAAATATCAAAGTCGGACTGCTCCGAGGCACTGGACTGCACGTGCATCTCAAATTCACTCCAACGTTTACGACCGAAGTCATTAAAGGTAAACTGACGGGTAGTTACCTCAGCGGGGATGCTGTAGATAACGCCCTCCTGTGGTCCTTCAACTGGAATGGTAGTAGCCAATCGATCAACGCCATCTGGCCGAGCATCAACTCTGTGAAGCCCTCCAAGGGCATTCACTGCATATACTGCACGGTCACCTCTCTTACCTGCTACAATTAAGTTCTCGATGTCCCAGTCCACGTCAGAGGTGCTATCCACGGATTCCCACTGCTTGTTGATAAAGTTAAAGACAAGGATGGTATTATTGACGGTGCTTGATCCAGTCGGAACAGCAATGTAATAGCGATTGTTAAAGTAAACAGCTACGGACTGATCCCAGTACTGACGGTTAATCTTATCAATGGTAGTCTGGATGCTACTACTTAGCGGTAGTTCGCTACCACGAAGATTGTACAGATCCTGGAAGTTTGCTCCGTATACACCATTGTCAGAAAGGAACATTACGTTGTTACCAATTTGAACAATCGTCTTACGGGCTAAACAACCTACTTCATTTGTGATTAATTGAACCGAAGAGGAATCAGGGCTGCTGCCTAGCACTAAGTGAATTGAGTTACGGTTAAATACTACTAGCTTGTCATCCGCAAAGGACAGTAGTCCAACATTAAAGTCAGCCGTTCCAGCATTGAACCTGTACTGACCATAGATCTGGTCATAGGTATCTGCGTCCAGAATGTCAGATATAATAACTTCGTCCAAGTTATCTCTAGGTGTGTATTGGCCTTCTGTATCATTAACCGCATAGCGATACGGCATAACCAATCTACGCTGGTGATATGTAGCATATGGAGGTGCTGGCATATGGGTAAAGCCTAGTCCAGCTGAAACTTTTTTAGTAAAGATAGGATCAGTAAATAAGGATGCACCGTCATTTACGTGCGTAGTAACTGTTCCTGAATCAAGTATAAATTGAAACCCTGCATTAATTCCTGCACGAGCATTTGCATATGAAGCCTCGGTTGGATTGATATTAAAGTCAGTATAGATAATAAAGTTATTGGAATCTGGTATTTCTTGAGTAAAGAATGATCCATTAAAGGCAATGCCATTTGGAACCCATTGATCCATAATGATCGGTTCACCACTCACTAGATTATGCGCTACGTTTGTAGTGATAGTATATTTATAAAGACCCTCATAATCCCCAGGTCCTTCTAACCCATTATTTTCAGCAAGAGTAATACCGGTAAAGGTTTCACCCAGTGTGAAAACTTTATTTACAACGTAGTCCTGACCAATGGTAAGTCCAGAGTCTGCATCTGTTGCTCCGCTGGTACTTGCTGACATTACAGTAATACCATCCCCCACCTTTACATCGTGAGATCCAGAAACCGATGCTATACTATTGGTAATTGCGAATTCTCCAGGAAGGCAATCAATCTGAACTGGCTGAGTGTATACTCCACTAGCAACGGGTGAAAACCCAGAACGCACCGTACCTGTTCCCGTTCCTATAGTATCAATTGTAATAACATCATTAACCTCATAGGTTACTTCCGTGGTTCCAGCAATTGTGTTCCACTGCTCTTGAGTCGTGTCGCCCAAGCTAGTAATAATATATGTCTTATCTAAATTAAGATCTGTTAAATTAACATCAGCAAAGCTGCCGTCCCATTCCAGAGCAGTCTGACCATCACGGAATAAGAACACCTTGTTAAAGGCTTGCATCATATCTGAAAACGGCGGAGCCGTTTCTCCTGACTGATATGGAAGGTCGTACGTAATGGTAGGATCCGCTAGGTTAATTGCCAGTGCGCTTACATTGGAGCCAAGTATAACCCACTGACTTGCCGAATCCCCTGGGTTGCTGTAAGGAGTACTAGCGTATACTCCTGCTATTTGACCTTGGTCCAGTAGCATCTTGTAACCAATAACTGATGAACCCCCTACATCATTTAACGTAAAGTCCAAGACCTGTGGAAGGACTACTGGCAAAGTATATGTTGCATCTGCCCCGACTAAAGCATACGTAAGAGATATTGTTCCAGTATTATCTGTTACAGAAGTAAGTTCAAAGGTCCCATTGGGATCTGTATCTACCCCAAAAGGAATACCGCTGACTGTAATTTCGTCCCCTGTAATAAACACGTGACCTGGCTCAACGGCTGGGTCATCGATAACAATAGTAACTACGTCACTAGTTAAAGAAGCGGACCTAATTGTAGTTGGCAGTA